GGAAGTTCGTCAATGGTGACTTCAACATCTTCGCCGTTTACTTTAACGGCATAAAGTTGAGGTTCATTTTGTTCCTCTATCTCATCTTGTTCATCGTCAAGAGTTTCTGTTTCTTCTGTTTCTTCAAAGTCATCGGCTTGGAGTTCTTCTTCCTCGACAATTTCTTCTTCAACAGTTTCATCGGCTTGTGATTCTACTTGTGCCTCTTCTAGTTTTTCCTCTTCAGGTTCTAGGTATTGCTCAAATGAGGTCACAGCCTCTTCCATACTTGTTTGTAATTCCAATGGTTTAGGTTGAACCGTGTTGGCCATAATATTATCCTTGAAAATTATTGATAATTAGATTGATTCTAAACTACCCTTTGGTATTTGTAAATCAATACTAAGCCATGACTTTTCGGATTCTTCTCAAATTGGTTTGTGTAATTTTTCCTTTCTCAACAATGATTCGCAGATGTTTTTCTATCTCAGGCAACAGCTTGACGGCAGTGTGCATTGATTCTCTAAACGCTTTGTCGTCTTGATCGGATTGCACCCAGAGCTGGATGTATTCATCGTGCAGTTGTTCGATTGCTTTTTTAAAAACAACAGAATTGAGGATTAATTCTGCCTCGTTGGATTCGAGGACTTCTTGTTGTGTACTCATGTGTTTCCTATTTTATTAATGATTGACTGTATTCCGCCAAGACTCAATGGTTGATAGCCACTTGGCATGGTCGGTAAACTTGTAATCGATTCAGCCATTGAAGGCAATGGTGCAAATGGATCATATATCAATGGTGGCCCACTCATTTGTTGCACAGGGGGTGGGTCGTAAACATAAGGCGTATACACATCGTCAAACACCGTATATCCCTCTGGCACTTCTGGCGAATATGAAACGCCTGGTGCAATAAAATCTCTCGGTTCAAAGACAGGATTTTGAATTGTAAATGGCGTGTAATCGACTGGCACAAAAGGCGTGTCATCATCATCGACAACTCCCGCGCCCGTTCCTATGCCAACAGTATCGCCAATGCCGATGCCAACATCATCGGTTGTGCCGTCATCAGTATCACCTGTTCCAGTTGTATCGGTTGTGCCTGTTGGCGTAGGTGTAGGTGTGGGTGTAGGTGTAGGTGTGGGCGTTGGCGTTATAGGCGGAGATGGGGGTGGTGTTGTAATAACTGGCGGCTCATCAATTACAGGCGGTGTTTCAATCACAATCGGTGGTGTATCAATAACAGGTGGTGTATCAATAACAGGTGGTGTAATGACAGGTGGGGTAGGGGGCGGCGTTGTAATAATTGGTGGCGTTATGACAGTACCGCTGTCGTCAATGATTGATGGAAAAAGCGGTATGTCAACTGGTGTCTCTTCATCCGTTGTTGTTGTTTCAAACTCCCAAGGATCACCAGGCAAATCTTCTTGTGGATTGTAAATTGCCCAGCCTGATTGATGCTCATCGATAACATTTCCATCGCTGTCAGTGATAGTTCCGCTTTGAATAAAAACACGATCGCCTATTGCAAACTCAACTGGGCTTTGATCGCTGCTGCCTAATGCTTTAATGCCTTTTCCGTTGTCATTTACTTTCCAAACAATGCCTGTGCCTCGATCTATAAACACATCGCCCGCGCCAAGATTGTTTTTATTCTTTATGGTTCTTGCATCTCTTTTTTGAGCTTTGGTGACTTGTATCGGGCCACTTGTGACAAATTGTTGCCCAGGGTTGTTTGCTTGACCAAGTTTTCTTGACGGCGTGTAAATACCAGCAATACCCGGACCCAAAAGGGGCAATCCACCAATCGTATCGCTGACTGGTGGATCAACAAGCTCATTGCTGTATATCAGCTCATCGGGTATGTCGCCGAAAAATGACACTATTTATCTTTTGCCTTCCAAAAGTTAAGTGCGCCCAGCTCAATCGTGTATTTGTAAATCTTACCGACAAGCGTATCGAGCTTTGGAGTAGGGGTTATCATTGAAACTACACTGCATACTGTGACGATGAGCATAATGACAGCCATTATATTTGCGAAAGTTTGCATATTTATATCCTCAAGATTGTTGGGCTATTTGATCGATTTTCTCTTCGAGCTTATCGAACCGTTTAAATAGCCTTTCCATTTCAGTTGTGATCTCGGTTTTTGTGACGTAAACGGTTGGCAATTCTTCTCGTGTTTTATTCAGCAATATATCGATGCGCTTGGTCTCGGCCATGTTGCTTTTGATGCCCAAAGCGAGTGGCGCATATACCAAAGTCAATATGATGTTCCAGAATACTATTGAATTGAGTTCCATTTTTACAATTACCAAAGGTTAGTGATAGATATTATCATATCTTATTGAGCAAGTGGGTTGTCGTTTTTGTTTTCTAACACTTGAATATCATCATACATTGAGTCAACACTGGCATTGATTGCAGCGACACTCGTCTGCAAAGCCACAATATCGTCTTTGATTGGCGTTAAATCTTCAGTTTCTATGTTTAAAGATTTTATCTGCTCTGCAAGCGAGACCACTTGTTTATCCATGTCAGCAACTTCGTCAGCAAGTGTGTCAATTTCGTTGATATAACGAGTCATTTTAGACTCAAGGTTTTCGATGCGATTAACATACGTTGCACCTGTATAACCAAATCCAGCCAAAGTGCTGACAATACCAGCAAGGGCGATTAGTTGTGTTGTTTTACTTTGAAACCAGTCCATAATTTTTTCCTCATAGGTTGGGTTGTGATTGAACCATGTCTGTTATCATCGTCAGATTGTTTCCAAACATTTTTGTATATGCTTGATTGTTGTCTGCGATGGAGACATTGGCATAAATTTCTGTGGGTTCGTACCAGCTTGTCGCATCTGGAACGCTTATCATGCTGTAAGTGTTAAACCCTGGCACAAAACTCATCAAAGCAACCAAGGATGAGCTGTCTGCATACTCTCCGCTTTCTTGCTCTTGTGCCTTGATCTCTTCTTGCTGTTCTTTGATGTTTTCAGCAATGATTTGTTCTGCGATTCGATCCGCTTCGCTTGCAGTCATCACGCCTGAAGTGGCATTGCTGATTTGACCTTGCATGTCTTGTATTTGTACGTCTGCCATAACGGGTTGATTGGCATCAAAGCTCATCATGGGCGTAATCGATACATCAACACTTGTGTCTGATACAGAGCTGGATTGAGAAGAGTCAATCGATGTGTCTGCTGCAACACTCATTGATAAAACTTGTTGTGTTTGTGCCGCAGAACTTGTCACCTGATCCGATATGCTTGGCGAATTGCTTTGGCTTGCGACACCGCCAGAAACAGAAGAGGCGACAGCGTTTGATTGAGTGTTGGAGACAATGGCTGATGCTGTGCTGCTGTTTTGAGAAGAATAATTGGAAGCGTTGACACCGTTGTTGATCCCGCCATAACTGTTTGCAGCTATTTTTATGGTGTCAGCAACAACGCTTAATTGCATTTCAAGTTTGTCATCTTTTTTGTCGTCATCGGCCAAGACTTCAATTTCCTCATCAACCACTTCTTCTTCAATGACTTCTTCTTCAATGACTTCTTCTTCGTAATACTCCTCAATCGCTTCAACAATCTGTTCGTGTTCAAAATGTTCCATTAAAACATCTTCAATAACAGGCAAGTCATACTCAATCATTGGCAACTCATCAAAGGTTAAGTAATCATCTTCAATATAACTAAATGTTATAAATTCATCGGCTGGCAGAGGCTCTAAGAAGTATTCAATTTCTTCAAAAATTGGATCATAAAATTCTTCAATAGGGATAAATTCTTCAACCAATAAAAACACCTCTTCTTGTATTGGCTCAAAAAAGACTTCTTCGTAAAAATATTCTTCTTCAAAGAAAGGTTCTTCAAAAAACACCTCTTCGTAAAAATACTCTTCTTCAATGCCATAGTTGTAAGTATCTTCATTGTAATAAGCGTATGAGCTTTCAAAACTATAGCCTGGACAAGCTGGATCGGACTGTGGGTTGTATTCACACTCTTCATCGAACACGGCATCCCAATAGTACGGGCATTGATTGGAATAAAGCGAGTCAATACTGCATTGTTGAGTAAGGTATGCGGCAGCATAGCCTGGACACGCCGAATTGTTCAATGGATTGCTGCAATCAAGCGCATTGCCAGAACCAACGCCATACAAACTTCCGCCGTTTTCTAAAAGCGTATTGAATGTTGTATTGTTCCAATCTTTGTTTACACAAGTGCCAGAGACGTTTGTTGTTCCCGTGCTGCATTCATCGTGATAAAGATAAGTGTAAGTTTGTGAACTGCTGCCTTGCTCACCAATCAAAACATCGTGCTTAATGACGTTTAACCCGCCGTATCGGAACTCAAAGCTGTCGTCTGCTTTCCACAAAACGACCTCAAACGAGTTGTCTGTGTTGCTGCGATTGTATTCTCGTAAGTTGTACCAACCAAAAACAGATTTGTCGGTGAAATTCTTAGCCAGAACCTTAGAGCCGTTGTCACGAATCAGATCAGTCCAGAAAGGATAAAGTGTGTATGTGATTTCAGGTAATGGGTCAGGTGTGTAGTCATTACAATAACTTCCTGACGACCCAAAGTGTAAACAACCATTGGTTGCCATTCGAGCAGATGTGAAATCTTCGCCATAAAATGTAAACGTAAAATCTAGGTTAAATGCACTGGAAACTTGGTCGTCACCAACTGCCATGTTGGTTGTACCGCTTTCGTTGGTTAAATTAAAAATGTTTTGATTCGCCTCGTAAACATATCCAGCATTGGTTTTAAGGTTTGCGCACAAAAGCAGCAAACAGGCCAATCCCATTCCAAATAGAATGGCGTTTTGTAATCCTTCGTTGTTTTTCTTAGGCATTATCCGCCCGAATCAAACTCACGGCGGCATGTCATTCTTGATTTTTTCTGTCCTGATGCATTGAGTGTGCCAGCACATTTAGACACATAATCTGCCTTTGCTTCTCTGTAATCGGGTCGATCTTGTGGGTTTTCTTGCCAAGCAAGTATTGCATCAGCACCGATCTTACCTCTATGTGGACAAGGTGTGCCAGCCATTGCCATTGCTTTGAATACACGCTCATCTTGGCAAAGTAGGGCGACCGCACTTACTTTCATGCCCATATCGTATAAATATTTTGACAGCTTCAATCGTTCACAGTTTTCATCTCTGACGGTTCTGCCCGCAGATAAACCGAACACTTGGCCCTGAAAAGCACCCGACCTTCCAACCGTACACAAATCCTGTGAATACGACATGATTGATGGTGCTATTGCAGAAGCGGGCGGTGCTTCTGTTTTGATGTTTTGATTAATCGTTTGCTCAGATTTTGACTCATTGATATTGCGATTTGTGTTGTTTGAAGTGCTGTTGTTCTCATTCACATTTTTATTGTTGGTCTGCACGTTGGATGTCGAGTTGGACTCATTAATATTGCGGTTGGTGTTGTCTGATGTTGATTCGTTTACATTTCGGTTGCTGCTCGTTGTCTCATTCACATTGACATTGTTTGATGTGACACTCGATGTCGAATTATTGGTCACATTGGATGTGACATTCGATGTGGATGTATTGGTATTGACATTGTTGTTGCTCGATGTCGAAGTATTGACATTGTTGTTGTTATTGGTTGCTGTCGAAGTCGATGTGTTAGTCGAGACATTGTTGTTTGAGTTGGTCGAAGTCGAAGTCGATGTATTGGTCGAAACATTGTTGTTGTTATTAGTTGCTGTCGAGGTCGATGTATTGTTGTTTGTGTTGGTTGCTGTCGAAGTCGTTGTTGTGGTGTTATTGTTTGTGTTAGTCGTGGTTGTGGCGTTGGTCGTAGTCAACGAGTTTTGCTCACAATACTCGCTTCCAGCCGTACAGTTTCCAGTTTGGTCTGCTTTTGTTTGCCACGAAAAGGCGATCACAGACACCATAAACATTGTTTTTAAAAGTTTATTCATTTTATCTTTTTACTAAACTGCCCCCAAAGTACATGCCAATAATGGCTGAAACTAAATTTGTATCTAATTGTGTAATGACGAGACCTTGAAAGGTTATCCATTCAAAAACTTCTCTACCTTCTCTAAAAAACATAAAGCCTGGTCGCCAATTCGTATAACCCACAGTCACATCGACTTCTGGCGAAAAAACCGCAACCAACTTGGGCAACAACACGATTGAAAAAATTGCTGTCAGAGCAATGATTCTTCGTGTCCACTGAAAGCCTTTGTCGGTATTGTCTCTGGCGGCTTCTATTGCTTTAAGTTGAAACTCACCACGAGTTATTAATAATTTCTGTTCGTCAGCTTTTGCTTTTCGGCTTTGCGCCCAAACGCTTAATAAACTACTCAACAAGGTTGAGCCGAGCATCGTAATTATCTCAAACGGAAAGCCCACCTCATTTCATCGGGTCTTTTTTGTGAGAGTTTGTGTATAAGCCGAACCAAGCAGCCCCCGCACCCACAACGATTGAAATTAAACCCGATTGCTCAAAACTTGGTTCAGGCAAATCCATGAACCAAAATGTCGTGTAATAAAGCAAATACATATACACACCCAAAAATGCTCTCGGTATGATTCTCCAACTGTCTATTGCTTCAGCGACAAAAATGAATCTCTGATAAGGATTGTCGTTTTTCTCATCCTCAAGCTCTCTGATTCTGTCTTTTAATTCAGACTTCTCTTGCAATAGGGCCATGAATTTATTGAGATCAATTTCGACCTCATTGCGATCCATGTCGCCACCGAACCTGGGGCTGCCGTAATGTTGTTCGTCACTCATTTCTTTTTCTTTCGTTTATATGTTTTTTTATACGCTTCGTTTTTTACGGTTGATGGATCATCTGCCACAAAATGTCCTTTTGCATTTCTGGCTCTCTCAGTCACGGTTTCTAAATTCAAAAATTTATTCATAAACCATTCCGTGAGTCCGATGTTCCAAAAGTTCATTGTTCTGTCGAAGTTATCTTTCATAGTCGTTTCCTTTGTTGTTAATGAATTGTTGTTTCCTCATGCGATAACAGCTCTGAATCTTCATCAATGAAATCAGACAAAAAACACAACACGATCTCTCGTGCATGTTCTAAGTTTTTGGCTTTGATGCCTTGGGCGGTGTAAATCATTTCGCCCGCTGAATCCAGGAACTCTAAATCGTAGTATTTATCCGTTTCCTGTACCATTAAACAATCCCGCAGCTTGTGACTTGGCAAGTTGTCGAATGGTCTCTCGATCTCGTTCCATCAATGCATTTATCTCAGCAATGTTAATCTCTGCGCCATACTTGGCAGACAGTTCAGCAGCCTTTAAGCGTATATCCGCTTCGGCTTCATCGCGTTTAAAGTCATCTTCCATAATCAGTTTCATGCGATCCGTTTCAGAATCGATGATTGCCTTTTGTGCTTGCACTTGGGCTTTTTGTATCTCTGCTTGCGCCAACATTTCAGCAGCATCGGGTTTGTCATCTTGTGGCTGTGGTGGCATCGGCGGTATATCGGTGTTGATAAACGCACTCACATCCTTAAATCCAGCCAATTCGATGATCCGACCCAAAGTATTTGCGTATTGTTGCAAGCTCACCATTGGGTTTTGTGGCCCTAATGTTTGTAAAATCTGCTCTTGTTTGCCCGCCATTTGAGCCAAAACTTGCATTTTTTCCTCATCCGAACCTTTGGATATGGCGACATTAACCACGATGTCCTTGTTTGCATCCCAATATCTCGGATCAACAGGCACAAACTCATTGTTTAAGCGAAACACATCTTGTTTGTCTTGGTTTTTAATAACCAGGTTGTTTACGAGCGAATACAAGTCGCGTAAACCCTCGCCAAAGTGACGACAAATCAGCTCAACTCTGCCTTGCGCCCCTGACATCGTGGCAGCAACGGCGGCTTTGGTGGATGATTGCAACGCATCGGCGTTCAGACCCGCACTGGCTTTGGAAACACCTGTGCGATTCTCTTTCGCCTCATCCAAATAACCAAGCACAGGAAATGCCTCTTTGCCCAAGAAAGGCGTTGAAAGCTGTTGCACCATACCAGGCGCACGCATACGAATCGGTTGCCCAATGTCTGTATTCAGCACGTCATCAATGTTCACTTGGCCCTCAACAATTCCGAGTCTAGGAAAGATGGCGTGGCCCAAAGAATCAAGGGTATCTCTCATAATTTGAGATTTAGCCGCTTGTATTGGGATGAGGTAGTCTGCTGGGCATGAGCCAATGGCGGTATGCGGTTCAGGATCGGGTGAGAAGATTGTGATAGGTAAATCATCCCAAGGCATCGCATTGACTATGTTCATGCCATTACCCAGTGTGCAGACTCGGATGCGCTCATCAATGCCATCGCCATCCAAATCGTAAAATAAATAATGTTCGACATACAATATGTCTTGTCCAGCGGGGTCGGGGCGGTCGGCATACATGACCTCGCTCAGAGGATTCCTTGCTTGTTCCGCCTCATACTCAGCAGAGTCATACGATCCGCCTGTACCCGAATATTGTTCAATCTCTTCTTTTTCATAACCCATGGCAATCAGCTCACTCATGGTTTTGACCATGCGATGTGCCACATAGGGTGAAGTGTGTATGTCTCTTGCAGCACGAGAAATCAAAATCTCTTCGGGCGGTACTGCCTCGATGACCACTTGGTCTTTTGCTTTGACTCGTCTGATTTTCAAATCATAACTGACAGGGCGTTCCTCGGTGATCTCATCGCCTGTCATTTCGTTTACGATTGTCAAAGTTTCCATTTCCATTTTCTCTTCAACGATCTCGACATCCTCATCCATGATGAGCGCGGTGTAATCTTCAGGTGAAATATTGCTGAACTCGTGGCAAGTGGATGTAATCGAATCATCCCAATAGGCTTTTACAAAACCCGTTTTACGAATCAGTGCATCCTTAAAGGCGTTGTACATGACCTGAAAGCCTGGATTCTTCTCTTGTATGATGTGGTTGATATACGCGGTTTGCTGCTCGGCAAAAGGTATGTCCTCAACAGAGTGCGGTACAAACTCAACCACTTTCTTTGTGCCAAAGAAGGTACGCATGATCGATGGCAGCATGAATAACACGCTGTCTCTGACATCGGTTGAAATGTATTCCGACTGCAACTCACTTGTTGCACCAGGTTCTTTGCCTAAATAATAACGAGTTGCCTCGTCACGTTCTTGCCCAATCTGTTCGATGAAATCCTGTGCGGATTCCATTTCGCTTTTGACGACCGCTTGTAAATCAAGCGTATCTTCATCGCTAATATCGTATGACCCTTTGGTATCTGTATATTCCATGTATGCTTATCCCACTCGTATAATTTTTGATTTGAGGGGTTTTTTAAAATTATACCCCATCGAGGAAATCGTGCCACCCGTAAAGGTCGCAGCGGTGCTTGCCATCGTCAGTGCCAGCGCATCGGCTTTGTCAGGAGACTTGATGCCGCGCTTGCGCATTGCCTCTTTTGCTTCAATCTTTATCTTGCCAGCACTTGTATAAGTATATTGCGGTGAGGTCAGTTCTGCAATCAATTCGTCATCCTCTGGCAAACGACAATCTCTTTTGGTAAGCCAATCTTTGATCGCAAACCACAACTCGGCACGAAGATTTAAATAGTTTCTGCGACTCGCGGGAGACTCTGCAACATTGACACCGCGCACTGGCATGCCCAACTCAGAAAGACGATCCACCACGCCCGAACCCAGACCAATGACATCGACCAATATCTCTTGCGGTTGATTCATTGCGGTCGCAGAATCGTAAATATTTTTTACCGCACCGCAAAGCTGCATCAAATCCATCGAGCGAAATGTTTTAATCTCAAACACCGTGTTGCCCTGACGAATACACAACGCAGAATTATCGCCCCCGAACCGAGCTACGTCCAATCCCCATACAATCGCCTCGGATGCAGTCAATTCCACATCGCGATTGACCGCTGCCCTTGCCAACTCCAAAGGAATCACAGTGTCGTCATCGGCTTTTGGAAACTGACCCATGACCTCGACTCTGGCAACGGTGGAATCCTCACCGTATTGCTCAATCATTTTATGAAACAACGCTTGGTCTGTGCCTTCAACATCGCGTGAGTCAATCTGTTCCGTGTTCCAATACGCTCGTTTTGAGTGAAACGCATCGAAAAATGGCCCTGTATTACGCCTTGGGTTTGAAAACGTCATCCAATAACGATCTTTCGTGGGTTCTGTGAAAAAGCCCTCAGACACGGAATAAATCGGTGCGGGAATACCCGATGCCTCATCCATAATCAGTAAAATACCGTGTGTACTGTGCAACCCCGCATACGCATCGGGGTTTTCCTCTGACCACAAAGAAGCCATTGCATAGTAATAGCCGCAATCGATGTTTAGGTCTCTGACCAATAATTCTTCAAACCATGCTTGCGGTCTTAGTGTGGTCGCTGTCTTTGCGAACCAATGACCGTTGATGGATAGAGTGAGCCACTTGCCCAGCTCTGCCCATGTTCTCGATCTGAGCTGTTGTTCGGTGTTGGCAGATACAACGACTGTGCCGCCAAGGCGCGTGGATAAAAACCAAAGAATGATCCAAGCGACCAAAGCCGACTTGCCGATACCACGACCAGAGGCAACTGCGAGTCTAAACATCTCAGGCAAATCGATTGTTTCGTTTTTGCGTATATGATTGCCAATATCTCGTAAAATTTTTTCTTGCCACTCTCTAGGGCCAGTAAATTCTTCGAGGGGGGTGTTCTCGATGCCCCAAGGGAAAACATAACGCACAAAGTTTAACGGCGAATCTTTTATGGTGAGTGACCATATATCGGTCATCAATTCTTCTTCTTGTTTAGGTGTGTATTTCATCTCACAAAAAATTAAAAAATTTTAGTTCGGGGGTACGAAAACAAACGCCCCCCGCTTGCAATCGAAGGGGGGGGGTCTAGCAGCGATCCAGCCGCCGAAACCGAGCTGAGATTGCTTACTATGTTCTGGTATAGAACATGGAAAACCCTATAGAT